GGCCCTCATCGCGCCAACTGTTCCCTGATATAAATTGTATGCCTGCCCGCCTGCTTTATAACTGTCCCGAATTTCGCCTGCTTTCTGAATCATTGCGTTTTTATCGAACATTGCGCTTTGATAACTTGTTTCCATCTGCTGTTTTGCAGAAGCGACTCCGGAAATAGTAGAATCAAGGCCCGACTTAATAGAGTTGATATTGTTCTGTTTTTCTTCATCTGCGGCCATTTGAGCTTGGGAAATATAAACGGCCGAACTCCCGGACTGTTTGACCCCTGACATTCCTGACCGGGCCTGTGTTGTAGATAAATCTCTTGATAATTGATTGGCTTGCAAGCTTGCCTGCCTGTTATCCTGAATTGATTGCCCGGCTGCTTTCCCGAGTGCTGACGCTATCGAAAAGGTTCCGGTAATTCGCTCCTGGTCCGTTACCCGTTGAGTCTCTAAGGCTTTGGCGTCGTATTCTGCGGCTATTTTCCCGGCTGCCTTTTCGTCTTCTGCAAATTGAAGGTCTTTCTGCCCAATGGCAATACCGAGAAGTTCTTTTGCGTGAGCTTCATCTGCAAGTCTTTTTTCTTCGTTTGCGGCTTTTTGGGACTCAAGGGCGGCTATTTGTCCATCTGTCTGAGCGCCGAGAAATTTCTCCGTTTCTTCTTTTGTCTCTGTTATCGCCGGGCCTATTCCTGGAATTTTCTCTGCAGCCGAGGTTGTTTCATTAACTATGGTTGTAACGCCATCCGTAAACGTTTTTATCGGTGCCTTAAAAAGATCATTTGTCGCATTAACTATTCCTTTTTCATAAGCGTCTTTACCCCATTCAACACCAGAAGCTATTCCTGCAAGGCCTCCTACAGGCCCGCCGAGAATTGATCCTACAACGGCACCTGCTACGCCTCCTGCAACCTTCGCGCCATTTTTCAATAAATCTGTTCCGAATTTATTCGCTTTTTTTCCTGTGTCTTTCCAAAAAGCATCCCATGGGTTTTTTTTCTTTGCCATATTTCCCCCTATCCGTCAATCTCTGCCATAATACCGAGTATCGTTACCGGCAATGGCAGTGCTTGTGTAAATGTAAGCCAACCGTCTGTGTTCCAACCTTCGGAAATCTCTACTTGTTTATCTCCCGTGAATGGTCCAGTTACGTTTACGGGCTCCGGTGCAACGGTGCCGTCGGTGAAGGAATAACTTCGGTAAAGTCTCAACACGCTCCGGACAAACCTTTTGGCATAACCTTGAGCAATGCCCAGTTCGCTGTTTGTGGTCAGTCTCATTGTTCTCGCAGATCCGGTGAACGCAATTCCTATGTATAATTCTGTTCCGGTAACTCCTGCAGGAACCGTCGCTTCACCTCCTGCGCTCACTGTTACCGGGTATGCAATATTCCCCGATACGATATAGCAGGCAAGAGAAGCAAGCCAGGTTAAACCCGTGATTGTCGTCCCTGTCCATGTGGCGGTGTATGTCCCGATTGTTTTTGCAACGGTTTTTGTTAGTATTGCGCCTGAATCTACGTGATAACCCGAGAACATCTGGCTAAGTCTTTCGATATACCTTCCGGCTCCGCGCTTCACAGTCATATAAATATCATCGCCCGCAAGTCCGGGAACTACTGCAACGGATTCAACGGCGTCGCCGATAATCATTCTGGACCATGCCATCAAGTCATATTGCTTGCTGTATGATAGAAGTGCGATATATCCGGCCGTTCCGCCTGTCACGAACGCTATTTGGCTTTCTGGATTCTGCACATAGTCAAAGTCCACGGCTCCGTCGCCGAGAATATGGTCGGCAAAGAAGGTCAAGTCCGGTGACTTGTAAGTTTCCTGCCCTGCCTGGTAGAAATATTCCCGAACCTTTTTCGTGTCGCCCTGGACGAATACAACTGCGCTGTCAAACATAAAGCCCTGCTTTGCAGTCGAACCGATCCTTGTCTGGAGTTGTGCCATTACGTTTATTGCAGTTATTCCGTTCGGTAAAATCCATTCATCGGATAAGGTTCCGATAATCATATCTTTCGAAGCGGCCATAAAAGTAATATTGTCATTTTGGTCGGAGTTAAGTTCGAGCTCTATCGCTGAACCATCTCCAATAACGTCTGTTCTGGTTGTCACATTGTCGTAAACCGGCATTGTCGGATCCGGCCACCAGGAAGCGGTATAATACTGGGTTCCGGCAACAAGATCGGAAGCTGACGTCACAGTAATGGAATTTACTGTCATGCTCGCAATAACGGCAGTCGCGGGGACCTGTGGAACACTGTTCAGAACCGGTCCTGTTACATACTGCCCGACTGTTGCGAAGTCTCTCGGGTCGACTGTTAACCCTGATATGGTTTTGCCTGATGCCGTTCCCTGAAAATAGAAATTGGCAGGATCTTTGAGCTGTCTGTTTGTATAAACCGACACGTCAAAAAGCTGAAAATTGCCATAAAGGAAAGGCCTGCTTGCCCATATTTTCTGTGGTTCCCTGCTGCTCGAAGCAAACCAAAGACGGCCATTGAAATAAGCGCAGCAGCCAGGGTAATTCGTAGCTGATCGGAAGGGTGCAACCTGTAAAAATCTCCAGGTAACGGTACCGTCAACTATTGCCTGCCCTGTTCCTGTAGGTGCAGTGGTTCCTGTTATTCCTGCAACGATACAGTAAAAATAACTGTCACCCGAATATCGAATAGTATCAACGGCAACCGCAGTAGAGGCCGCCCAGGCCGTGCCGTCAAGTGATAAATCCCCGAAGGGAAACGTATCCCCGGTTGTGTATACAAGCGCTTTTATAGGTATTGATCGGTGAGTAATGACCAAAGTTTTGTCAAATTGGCAAAATTGCAGTTCCGGAAGCATCGCCGTTGTATAGGTCGTTGTCGTCTCTACGGGATTTCCTCCGGACAATATCGGTGCTCCGTTTTTCCAGTACCTTATGTAATTGTTTCCGAACTCCAGAACGTATGAAAGAGCGCTGTTTATTACCATCGGAACTAAAAAGGTTTTGTTCGCCGCTGTCTTTACGGCTCCAATCAGCTCTGTTCCCGGGCGCAGCGTTATTCCTCCCTGTGCGAAGGGAATGAAATTTTCAATCTTCGACATTCCCTGTGCATAGACCTGGCTGTCGAACCGTCCGGACCATTTTTCCGATAGTTCACCTTTCAAAAAGTTGGTTATAGGGATTCTCTGGATCATAATACATCCGTCCAGAATGGCGAAGGTGCGGGGTCTTCTTTCCGCTCTGCTGCCGATTCTCCCCGGGCAATTCGAAGGGCAAGCTGGTATTCCTGAATCAAGGTCGGAACGTTTTTCTCCTGTCCGAACGCCGGGGCCATAAACTCGGCGAGTTTCAGGACAATCGCTTCCTGTAACAATGAATCGAGAATATCCACATTGTAAGGACGGCGCAGAACCTTGGCAATTGCGTCGTCCTCGTCTGTATAAATAAGCCTGCCATATACAGAATAAGAAGACGTTCCAACTGAAATAATCTTGATTGTGTTTTCCGGGTAAATGTAACAATACTCGAAAAGCGTATTGTTTTCCGGATACTCTTCGAGTGCGTCCCAGGTCGCTGTCCCGTCGACGATTGCCATTCCATAAACGGCAGGGCCTCCGGAAGCGGCGCTGGTGCCTCCCGTTACGCATCGGAACAGGATTCCTTCGTTTGTTACCAGGTCGCCTGCTACATAAGCGGTCGAAGCAACCCAGACAATGTCGATGTCCTCAACAAGCTCTACCATTTTGGTCAAACACGCCCAGTCATACGAGCGAAGTACTGCGTCAAGCGCTCCAGGGTAAAGCAAGTTGGCTGTTTCAACTGTTTTCCCCGGATCGGTGAGGTTCGGGATTAAATCCATTGAAAGTTTCTGAAAAGCTCGGTTAATTATATCCAGTTTTGTCATGGTTATTCCCTCACGCTGTCTTGTCTGAGCGCTATTTGAGCATTGGTGTACAATTGGAGAACATCGACAAGGTCTTCGCGGTCTTCAACTGCGGCAACCTGTTTTGCAAGGCTCATTGTCATTGCGAATTCTTGATAAATTAATTGTGTAAGCTGTAAATTGCCTGTAATAATAAAGCAGATTTTTGATGCAAGGCGCGTGACAACGGCTTCTATCATTACGGCGTCCATTTCATCGACGGTTATTGATTTTGCATATCTAAGAGCTGGATTGAGTACGTTTGTATAAAGGAATTGTCCTTCAATTCTATATAGATTTTTTTTCGAACCGTTAAGATCCAGAACGCGAAGGCAGTCTGACGGGACAATATAGACGTATGCCCAGTCAGTGAGGTTCGCAACCGCTCCAACACATAAGAAACGCCAGATAACTGTGCCGTCCGTAATGTTTCCGGTTGTTCCCGTCGGTCCGCCTGATGCTGCGCTGGTGCCGGCTATCGTTGATACATACAAATTGGCTCCGTTCTTTCGAACAACTCCAACTGCGTATCCGGTGAGCGCAACCCAGGCTGTCGCTTCAGCAACGGCCGAAGGTCGGGCGCGTGTTACTGAGCTGTTCCAGGGAAAAATCCTGATTATTTCCGCGATTGTATTTGCAAGGTAAGCATTGCATACCCGCATGGCCTTGTTGTCAGTGGTGAGGTCAACAAGTTTTGTGTCCCCGAGCCGCATAAGTGCCATATTACACACTTCAAGATCAGTCATGTTTCCCCCTGGTAACGAACAGAAGGGCGAGAATTCCCGCCCTTCTATTTAGATTTCTACAAAATACTCGGCCGGTAACGTTTCTCCAGCAGGCAAAGTAACAGTGTCTTCAACCTGAAAAAGCTGTAAATCGTGAAAACATTTCACGGTGCAGCGATACATGGTCTTGCCGTCCCCTTCGTAAAATACCGCCTTGCGGTCATTCGGAAGCGGGGCGTCAAGAGTTGGCAATGATACTGCTTTACTCGCTTCGCTCTTCGGTACCGGTTTGGTATCTTTTCTCTGTTCCATCTGTGAATCTCCTATCTCTGGCGGTCCCGAAGGTAAGCAGTAATTTTACCCGCGGTAATATATGTCCAATGGGCTGTGCCATCGGTGATATCAGCAAGAAGAGTTTTTGGTCCTGCATTGTCGGTATTTGCGGAAGTTCCTGATGTTTTACACACATACAGTTTCCCGTCATTCGTTACAAACCCGCCGGCCGTGTACGCTGTGTTCTTAACCCATGCAGAATAGATCACTAACTTTTCCGGTGTTACATATCCCCAGTATGCCGTTCCGTCTACAACGGGAGCAAATCCTGTAGGACCTGCGGCATCTGCATCCTCGCTGGTTCCAGCTTTCAAGCAAACATAGGACTTGCCGTCATTACTGATGTAATTCCCAAGCACATACGCTGTGTTCTTGACCCATGCCGGAGCCGGTCCTGTTTCTGCCTGAGTAAAAACAAGGCGGATATACCGCTTCATTCCGTTCGGAAGCGCCATTTTGAGAAGAGGAATTACCGACTTCACAAGAGACGCTTTCGGGAAAGCCTTTGTTTTCAGGAAGGTCGTAAAGGATCCAGCTGTTTCCGTTGCGCAATCCTGCACGTGAATCGTGAGATTCCGGTTTACAACGAAATCCCCCGCCACATACACTTCCAGGTCAACGGGGCCGCCGTCTCCGACTTTCTCATAGCCGGTGTCAATCACATTGGTCGAAACCATTTCAATTGATCCGTCCGGTACTACGGTCAATTCCTGCAGGGAAGAAAGCACGTTTTTTTCATGATACATTCTTCTTCCTCCCTTACTTTGATCTGTCTACGAGGTAGGCAGAAAGAGCGGATCCGGTATCGAAGTTTGAACCGGCAACAACGAAGTTTAACTGCAAGTACCTGGCGAGTCCGTTCGGTATGGCAGCTTTGTAAACAGGGTTTTTCGCAGTGGTGAGGTCGGCAACTGCAATAACTGCAGAAGACTGTCTCATTACATACGAGCCGCCGACCGTCGCACAGTCGCAAATCTGTACGGTAAGCGAATCCCCTGTCGCGAAATTCGTAGTGACAACGACTTCCAGGTCAACTGGATCCCCGTCACCAATCTTGGCGGCCCCGGTGTCGATAACGTTTGTCGATACTGCCGTCGCGGTTATTACCTGTTTATCTGAAAAAACATTCAGCTTGTGTCTCATTCCCATTCGTTTCCTCCTTGTGGAAACGGCCCCGAATTAACGGGGCCATCACTTACGCTGTCAGTGCAGTTTCCGTGTCGAGGATTTCTTCAACCTGACGAATACGGATATTCTGGAACATGGTAACAGGTTCGCCGAAAGGACCTTCTCCGTAATGACACTGGTACGCGCCTTTAACTGCGTAAATGTCGAAAATGGTTTTGGTTGTCGCGTTACAGTAGAAAACCAAGTTTCCCTCTCCGGGTGGCATCTTGTTTTTCAGGGTAACGAGAGCCGCCAGCAAGGTGTCTCCGGTCGTCGCGCTGGTGATGTTCGCAACACGCTTGACGCATCGGGCGTCCCGAACGGCAAGACCGAAGTGTACGGCAAAATGTGTGCTGTACGCCGGGTATTTCGTCACTGCGTGGGTCGAAGAATCAACAACAACGGCGTCAACGAGTCCCCGGAAGGTTCTCTTGATACCCATTGATTCATGTCCGCGCGGATAGAAAAGATGTGCTGTGTTTTTTCCCCAGCGAATAAGCCAACCGGAAGTACAACCGGAAGAACCGCCGCCCGTGATTACAGAACCTGCAACCAAAGACGGATATCTCACGGCGAGACCGTTGATATTTGCCGGGTCGGTTGAATGGTTTCCATAGACAATGTTGGTTGTCATGGTCTGGCCCATTCCCATAAGGAAGCTCTTGTCTTCCGAATCGAGAAGCGCGGCTTTATTCGGAGAATGGTCTGCCATTGCAGCGTCAACGTCCGAATAATCTTCGAGCATACAGATGATGTCTTCGATCTGGCGGGTCTGGCTCGCGTGGGCCGAGATACCCTGGCCGTAAACACGGAGGGTACCTGCGGGCTGTGCAACGCGGGAAGTGGTTTTATTCAAAGTTCCGTCGGAAGCTTCGAAAATAGCGGCGTCTACAAGAAACTGGTCGGTTACTGCAAGCGCCTCAATGATGTTGACTTGATCTTTCATACCGAAGCGTTTTGCCACTTCGATGGGGGTTAACTGGTCGGCTGCCGATAATGTAGCCATAGTTGTATCCTGGTATTATATCCCCGGATAACTGAACATACCGTCGTTTGGTTCCTGGTTACCGCTTCCCGTCCCCACTAGCGAATCCTCTCCCGAGGCGTGCGCAAAAAGGTTAAGAAGTTGTATACACGGAACAGAATTCCCAAGCCCGCTCTTCTCGATATCGGCCATAAGAGTCGGAGATATCTTGTCCGCATTGGTTTTAAGAAACCGCTGCGTTATGACAAGCTCTTCGCCTGCTTTTGCACCGAATACGCTCCGTAATTGTTTCTGCGAAGTTTCGAGTTGAGCCTTTCTTTCGGCGATTTCGTCCTGTTCATTCTGGATGACGGACTGCATTTGCGCTTTATAGAAGGCTTCGGCTTGTTTATTGGTAAGGCCTTGAGCGAACGCGATATTACGATACTTTTGTATCGCTTCCTCGCTGTCGTAGCCTTCCGGTAGTTCAATCTTTTCAAAGGAATAATTTTCTGGTTTTTCGGGGCGGCCTATCTTTGTATAGTAAGCCGCTCTCTCTTCGTCTGTCGCGTCGTCCCCGGGAATGGTGATTACGGTTCCGCTTTTCCCCTCTAACTCACGGTAAGCTTTTCCCAGTTCTCCAAGTGTCTTGAAGCGGGTCAACGTCTCATCGGTTTGAAGGTCCTTCGGTAACTGTGCCATCCAGGTTGGCAAGGCAGTTTTTCCCTCCGCAGTCTTCGGCAACGCCGGCTCTGGTGCGGGGGCTTCGGCAGATAAAGTTTGTCCGGTGAGCAGGCTGCCGCCCGCTACTTCCGTGACTTCCGAGGTGACCGGATTGCCCGTTGCCGGATCGCTGGTCTGTCCTTCCATATTAAGCCTCGTTCATTGTCGTCAAAATTGCCTCAGTTATATCCAGCGTGTTAGATATACCAAGACGGTTTTTTATTAAATACGTTGCATAATTTTTTAATGCCTGTGCATCTGTTGTAGCACAGATATCAAAAAAATGTAAGTCCTCAAGTATAACAGTTAAACACGCTTTTCCATCTTCGGTAGAAAAAACTTTTCTGAACCTCCGACTAAGTACTTCCTGTTTTTCCTTTTCGTTTTTGCAACCGTCAAATAAATGAATCATCTTTTACCCATTGCTTCCAAAGGTGTGCCAGGGTTAACCGGCTGATTAAGCTTGTCCGCATTTTGCGCGACTATCTTGTCCTGTTCCATCTGCATTGCCGCCACCTGCTGAGCCTGTTGCTGCTGGGCCCGTCCCTGTCTGATCTTCTTGACGTCCGGAGTCTCGCGGATAATCGACTGCTGCAGCCCGAATCCTTCCATCGCTGTCCGTGTGAGCACGTCCATATCAATGTTGTCCATGATTTCCGGATTAACCTGCGCAACCGGCATGAAGAACTCAAGCGCCTGGGAGATTCCCGAAGTCTGGAAATACTTCTTCTGGATCTGAGCAAGGAAACCATTGTATTCAATGTTGATCTTCCCGCCTGTTTCTGCCAGTCCCGGAGGAGGTGGCGGCAGTTCACCTTTGCGATTTAATATCCCGTAGACTCTTTCGATAACAGGCGATAACACTTCCTGTTCAAACCTGCCTACAACTGACCCGAGAACTGCCGCCTGCTCGCCCTTACGTTCGATCACCTCCCTTGCTGTCATGTTTTTTTCCTGCTGGGAAACCATGAGGAAAAAATCTACATTAAAATGTCTGCCAATAGTTTTTTGCAGAGATTCTTCTACATCTTTATTGATTGGATAGTTTGCACCGACTTGAATGGCCTTGATCTGCTCGCCCGGTTCAA